CTGGTGCTTGAGATTGTTGTGGTACTGGTGCTTGAGATTGTTGTGGTACTGGTGCTTGAGATTGTTGTGGTACTGGTGTTGGCTGTTGTGAACCAAGTGGCGCAACAGCTACATCAATACTTTCATCCCGCATCAAACTAATAATGTATTCCGGGGACGCTTTACTATAGACTTTATCTAAATCATGCATTTGAGCTAACAACTGAGGCTCAATTTCGGTCTGCTGAGGGTCGGGAATGATCTGATACTTTGTCGATTTAATTCCAGACCCTTCACGCACTATAGTAACGTTCCTTCCTGTTCTTGCGTCTGTTAAGTCGCCCCATTGTGGATCAATACAAAACTGCGCGAACTGATTCCATAGTATCGGGGGCATTGCCCACACATGTACGCCACTACCTTTGTCTTCCAGATCAACCACATTGACGAGAAATCTATTTATTGTATTAACTTTCCCCTCAAGCGCAGGAGCTAAAACAGGATCTTGAAGCATTGAGCAAACAATGCAATTTCCTGGTGTACATAACACACTCCGCGAGCCTACCCAATGTAACCTAACAGGCTTGTAAAACAAATGAGTCTCAGGTTTCCATGGGGGAAGAACCCTAATGTAATTCCGCCCCACTTTTGGCTTCCAAAAGGAACCAACTGTAGACGAATACTGGCTCAAATCCTTCTTAAGTTGTTCGATGTCTAACATCATCATCCTCCTCCTAATTAAATAATCCTTCGCCCCCCTCCCATCTGTCAGAAACTTTAACATCGATAGGGATAACGAGGGACGTATTTGGTATTGGACGTTCCATGACGTCCCTTATTAACTTCACAGTCTCATCAACACAATCCTCAGGCGACTTAACTCCTATAGCGTCATGTAGTTGTAAAATCACAGTCGCACCAGAGCCTTGAGACCTAAACAATTCAACTAACGCTGCCAATGCTTGATTAGTATGATCCGCAATGGTGCTTTGTGGAATAAAATTTAACGCTTGTCGCTCCCACTCCGGTAAGAAAGGACCTGGAGGGAAAATCCTGGTTCTACCATACAAATTGCGCAAAACTCGTTTCGACCTCGCCTCTTCAACAACATACTCCATAAAAGACTTGACTTCAGGAAACTCTGCGAAAAACTGATTCATGATCGCTTCAGCCTCTTTGAGTGGAATTCGAAACTGATCAGCAACACTCTGCGCCTGACGTCCGTACATCAATCCAAACACAACAAACTTAGCCATCTTCCTTTCTATATCGTCCTTATGAACCTTCTTTTTGAAAATTCTTTCCGCAACAATAGTATGAATATCACGCCCACTATCAAACGCTTCCATCATTGGTGCACATTGTGAGACATATGCCATCACCCGTGCCTCAGCTTGTGAGTAGTCTGCTTCAATAAACTTATATCCTGGAGGAACATTAAAGATAGACCGTAACGCCGATTTTGGTATAGTTTGAACTGGTGGCGATGTACAAGAGAGACGCCCACTTACAGTACCAGTTACGTGGTAATCAGGGTGAACCTTTCCATCCTTTGCTACATATCTCCAGATTCCACCTCTACCTCCTGCTAGGTACGTAGACAACACCTTCTGTCGCTTACGCAGCTCAATCAGCGACTTAACCACAACCTGTGCTCTTTTATCTTGCTTCTGTTTAGCCCATGTGAGCAACTTCTGAAGAGCTTCAGCGCAAGTCGAAGCCTTGTCCTTTTTCGTCTTAACAAGCACAGGAAAACCCAGCTTCGAATAAAGAACATTACTCAACTGTGACGCCGAACGAGCGTTAAACTTCTCACCCACACTCCTATACAATTCCGACTCAATATTCATTACTTCGTCCGCGACTTGCTTGGTTAACTCCTGAACCCGGTCTCCATCTACGTTCATACCCTCAATTTCAACACGTGTTAACGCTATCTGCGTAGGAAGTGATACCCTCCAATATAAATCAGAATACTCCTTCTTTATAGATGGAATCATCTTCAACGCGATGAGACGTGTTACAATCGCATCATGAGCATTATACTCATACAGAATTGAAGACGGAATTTCCGTATAAGACTTAACTTTATTGGCTTTCTTATACAACTCAAGAGGAAGATCGTACTTAGGATAGTCTAAGTAGATTGACACTAACGTAGTCAAATCACAAGGTATATTTTCATTCAGTGTGTGTTGTCCTACCATAGTGTCAAAATATAAATTATTGACAGTGAAACCACACTGATATAAAAACTCAAGGTCAAACTTTATATTTTGACCCACCTTTCTACACCTTGAATTTAGTATTCTCTCAACGTATGGTTTTACCACTGGATCGTCAAATGGAATAACAACTCCTACATAATCCTTAAAGGAAATGCTCATACATAACACTCTATCACTAAAGGGATCTACTCCTGTGGTTTCAACGTCGAAAGCAAGCAGCTCATCTTCAGGTAACTCCTCCACCATATGTGTGACTTCTTCCAGATCCCATAAAGTGTTCACTACAAAATAAGTCGTTTGACTTTCCTGATAATTCCCCGTCAAAACCCTATAAAGCTTCTTCGCGTCGCACATATATAGAAATTCTCTTTCGCGTTGTCTCAAAATACTTGCGGGGTGAATAAGAGGGAAAATAATACGCCCATCACTAGTACGAAGAACGTAACCCCGCACCGACATTATGGAGGTCAGAGGTTCTTTCCGAGCCAATTGGAGCAACTCGCACCCCTCTAAGTCAAAAATTGACGTTATGTACTCCAAAGCGAGACCACCTAAAGGAATGATTAATTTAGGATCAACTTTCTTTACCTCCTTCCGTAACCGGGGAATGCAAAAGTTATCCCGAATTGTTTTAACAGGACACTTAGCTGAACATAAACACGCGTTTGTAATATATAGATAAGCCTCGCGTTTATGTAGGAAATCCTCAAAGCCATAAGCACCTGGTACGAGCCACCCCAAATACTCAAACAAGAATTCACCACTCGCACCACAAAAAGGAATCCCACGCAACAACTCCTCAGAACCCGGACTTTCTCCCACAATCATGATCGCCGCGCGTGGATCACCTTGAGGGGAAACGATTTTCACCTTAGACTTTATTGGACATAACCCACACATAACACCCCCATCTTCACTTAACTTCACTTCAAATATTCTACTGCTCAAACGGTCTTCGTACACGTGCGAAGGACTTAGGAAGAACCCGACTTAATCCAAAACGCTTGTTTCGTATGATATTTATCGCACTCCACCACAAAAATTGGAGTTAGATGCTTCATAACATCAACACTAATATCCTTCACTACTATTTCTTCCATCCAATCATGTACACCAATTATGTCGTCGGGCTTCAAGAAACAGGCATAAGTGTTGAACTCATCAACCTTATTACCATTATCACAATAAATAAAGACCCGATCAGGTGCTTCGATCAGCTTCCGTATCTCATTTATAGTTTTCGGCTCAAAAATATCAGCTTCTCGAAAATCAACTTCGAACTTCTGAAAAAGTACTTTACCCCTACCCATTTCTAAAAAAGCCGACGATTTATCATAAGTGATAAACTCACCACCATACGCCTTAGTTAGAAAGTGCATAAAAAGACTCGCGCCACCCCAACCTGTTCCTAACTCTATAACCCTTCCCGGCACGTAAGTCTTAATTAGCAACTCAAAAAGATACAAAGCCGACCAACTCTGGTAAACCTTTATCCCACAAAAAGATGATGGTATCCTAAACACATTACTACCTCCACCAACACACAACTTTAATGTAACGTCTCATTATGATCAGAACAAACTCTCAACCTGCCAACACGTGATACTCACCGGCCCCGACCGCGTCCTCTTCCTCTACCTACACCGTAACCAGGTCCCCCTCTAGGACAAGGGCCTGTATTACGTCCACCTCTTCGACCTCCTGGCATGCCAACACCTCTTCCTCTTCCATCGCGAGGTCTTGACTGTCCTCTTGGATTCCTTTCTGACATCTCTTTCTCCTCCTTTTTACTTACCTGTACTTCCTACACCTCCACCCCTATCGTAAAGGTGTTTTGGCAACTTAGTAACATTCAAAAAACAACCACAAAAGAGCGGAATAAAAAGAACCTGTAATACTCTCTCACCACTTGTAATAGTTATAACATCAGAACCGCTGTTGGTAGCAAACGGCGTCCATGGAAGAAGGAATCCAGGGTCAAAAACAGACATCGCAACTAAACCCCTCCTTCTCCACGAAGAGCGAGGCACTACCAAACCACAAAAGCCTTGTGGAACTACGATTCTGCACGCGCAATCGAGCTTCACAGTCTCACCAGGTTGAATGGTATAAGTAGCAGGTTCCACACTCGAATAATCAGTTGGGTCCGGCTGACTAATAGAAAGAACCCTAAAGACACGAAGATCGAAACCAGCGTCGCGAACGTTTCCTTTTCTAGGGTAAAAACCTTCAACCAACTCCTGAAAGTAGATTTCTTGCATCTCATACCTCCTGAAGGAACCACCAAGCATTGACCTGGTCCGAACAATCGAATGCAACCGCTTGGTGGACATGTATACTTTCTTGATGTTCAACTTTTACCCAAAAACCATCACTAATTGGGTTCTTCGAAAGTCGATCACTTATAGCTCTAACCACGTCCTCTACGAACTTCGGGTTCTCATAAGCCTCAACCGTTACATGCTTTTCGTCTGGTCTCTTCAAAAGCTCGAATACTGGAGCACTGGCACATTCCTCTACTAAATTGACAACATACTCAAACAACACAGTACCTTTGGGGTTGATTAGGGCGACAGACGCAAAAGACCTTTGGTTATGTGCACCTTTTCCGTTTGCTATCTCCTTTGAACACGGACAACAAGAAGTGTAAGGCACTTTTACAATCATAAGCAGTGAAGTACTTGCGGACTCACAAATACCTACGACAGAAGCAGTAACAGGTAGAAACTGCTTTATCATGCTTTGTGGGGACGTTTTCTCAACAAAGTAATCAAGTGTCACCCTCACAAAACCGTCTACACTACCTAACCTCTCCTTCAGAAAATCCAAAGACTTTACTACGTTATCCGCAAGTAGGCATTGTTTCTCAAAGCACTTATAGACAACCTCAACAGTACGTGACATATTAATTCCACGCACTTCTGGGTTTAATGAACAGTATACCGATAACGTGGCAGGGGTCCGGACATACCCCAAAGAAGGGTAAAATACGTAAACAGGGTGCTTCACTCCTTCAACTCCAACCCACGGAACCCGCCGCTTCACTTGACTCACTGTGTTTTGAATATCGGGCAACATCATACCTCCTAACACTCTATATTTTAAAACCAATACTCTTCTACTTCCCTAGTGATGTTGATCCTTCTCCACGAAATACTGTCTTCCTGTAAAGTGACTAATCAACTAAGCGACCCAGCGAATCGATGACAACTGAAAATTTATCACTTTTTAATTCCCTCACCTTTTTTCTAAATTTATGCTTCTTCTTGCTGATAAAAATCAAGCTAACCCTCTCTTGAATCCTCAATCACACTTCCACCACTCATTTTCTGCTCTAAAACACTACCTAAAGTAAAAAATTTGCCTGTACTGACACGAATACACGGCGTCTTCAACAAGTCTATCGTCTCAAAATCGCTTGGTGACCCTTCAATCATAAACCCCGCGTACGAATCAAACAATCCTAACTTATATAATCTAACAGCGTCAGACAAACTATCCAAGTGCGAATCACTATCCCAAAGAACAACAACACTCTTTACTCCTACAGCTCCCAACATTTGCGGTAACTCCTTATACACACCCTTTCCAAAGGTACACACAGCAAAACCCCTTAGAGGAAGGTAGTCAAAATAACCTTCAACAAGAACAGCTACAGGAGACACCAATTCATCCAACCCGATAGGAAAATCGCACTTACGAAACCCTGGCGAAGATAAATACTTTGGTGAACATCCAAACATTCTAACTTGATAAGCTGTACGACCTCCAAACTGAAGTGGGATTACGAGGCCATAACCCGCAGACGAAAATGTCAAACACACTTGCTGAAAATAAGGAACCGCGTTTTTGCGTTGCAGAAACCTAAAAACCTGTGGGTACTTTAGTTCGATCTCGCTAATAGTGTACTTCACAAACCTTCGCGGATCAGTTAAGGCAACTCTATCGACATCAACACAGTGTTCGTATAGTGTTAAGGGCACATCCCTCAATTGAGCAGCCCTACCTTTTGCCCCACACCGAAAACAGTGGTAAACTCCTTTCGACCAATTAACATACAAATGACCCTTTGTATCTGGGGGCTTCCCTATCAATATACAAAAAGGGCAGTTATATCTAGTTTCACTCATCTTTCCGAAAAGGGATAACACCTTGTAAGTCCTTATAAGGGTTAGATAAGGCACCCTCTATATATCTACGGGAGCGAGGTGGAACAAAAAACCTCGAGTAAGGATAGTCAATCTCTACCTTAAGCCCATAAAACGGTGGACAACGCCTCGAATAAACCAACGACACATCTAGAATCGTACTTGACCTGTCACTAGCGCCGTCCCTTCTTGTAACGTCCGAAAGTATTACAACATGATCTAACCCATACAGAAATGCATAACTTTGACCTATATCTGAGCCTTTCAATCTAGTCCCAACTGTTTCCTGAGCCCTGATTCCTTCTCGAGACGCACGAGCAACGGTCCATACAGCAACTTGGTTTTCCTTAGCGAACGAGTGAAGCCATTCAATTATATCAGCACCTACTGAAAACAAACGAGACTGGTCTCTCACGCGTTCTGAGTGCACCAAGTTCAAATAGTCTAAGAGAACAACATCTGGCTTAGCACCTAAAGCTGAACATGCTTGATCGAATTTTGACTCAAGAAGAGTTGGAGTCGCAGCATAAGACGATACATCAACTTGTAGCAAAACCGCAGGTGGTTGTAGAAAAGACGAAACAATGGACTCGATTTCCCGATGCTTCGTCCCATAGTCGTTGACACGTATCGATTTCATCCCAAACTGGTTAGCAAAGGTCAAATCATACCTAATTCCTATCTCCACCGCCGACATCTCAAGAGTAAAATGAAGTACTCGTGATTGTGCGTTCACAATCGCGTAAGAACCTATCCAAATCAGGAAGAACGTCTTCCCTATCTTAGGCGGAGCACAAATGGCTCCTACTTCTCCAGGTAAAAGAAAAGTAAACTGACCCAATGTGAGAGGAGAAGGAACCCCAGCTCCAGTATAAGCGCGCTTCCAGGCTTCCATACGCTCATGTAAAGCATGTGCATGATTAACTATTGGTGCGGACTGACGATCGATATAAGAAATACCTTTAGCTATAGCTGATATTTTATCAACATCACCCCGTCTCAGTAGCGAATCCGCCTGACGGATAAGCCTTGTTACTCTCTTCCTCTTCAGCCACTGGACCACCTTGTCAGCAAGATAGGGCTGATCTTCGGGGTTGTAAGATTGTTCCATCCACTGCTCGAAAAACTGAGTTATATAACTAGCTTCTACTGATGTTAACCTTCCCCGTAGGTTAGACTTCAACTCATCAACAAGAAAGTCAGGTCGTGGCAGTACCTTATACTTCATCTCATACTTTACAACCAAATCAAAGAGTAATTGCGTGACCGCAAGATCAAAATCTTCTTTTCTTGTCTTTGTCAGTAAATCCCAATCTAAGTACGAAACAAAGTATAACAACACCATCATATCATCCATTAGGTTTCTCCTATGCAACTAACAGCCTGACGAAGGAACTCTCTAATCATTCTCTTTCGTGCTATCGCCCTTAAAATCAAGTCCACCGAACTACATGGATAATTATTCAAAACATATGCAAAATAAACGCTCGCCATATCAGGATATGGAGCCAGCTCAAGAAAGCTGGTATACGCTCTTAATAACACCCTTACTCGTTGAGGAGTCAAATGTAGTTTGAACCCGGGATACACTTTACGCACCTCAAACACAAACACTAATACAAACTGATCAAACGACACAAACCTCACCTAAACCTGTTGAAACG